GTGACATTGGTCGCAGCAGCACTCGCTGGTCAGATCAACGCCAATCCGACGCTTTCGGCAATCGTCACGGCTACACCGGCGCTCGGTGTTTGCAGTGTGGAGGCCGACGTCGCCGGAACTTCGTTCACGTACTCGTCATCTGCACCAGTTGGTGGAACGATGACCGAGGTCGAGACTCAGGCGAACCTGAGCGTGTCCACTAGCCTGGACGATATTCTGGCCGAGAACGCTGCTGGGTGGTACGGGCTGTGTCTCGACACGAGGCTTACGTTCCTGGCGACCAATGATCTTGAGATTGAGAGAGCAGCAGCTTGGACCGAGTCCAACAAGAAGCTCTTCTTTGCTCAGTCCGCTAGTGCTGACATCATCACCTCGGTAACTACCGATATAGCGAGCGACCTGAAGGCAGCTACCTACCAGCGAACCGCACTTCTCTACTACAGCGACAACGCTGAGAATACGGACATTGCTTGGCTGGCTACGTTCCTTGCCAATGACTTTGATCAGACAGCACCCACTGCTGCCTATCAAACCTTGGAGGGAATCCCGACTCAGAACCTCGGGACCACAGCACAGAATAATCTCAATGGTAAATACGCCAACTACTATACCACTCTCAAGAGTGTTGGTGCGGTTGCCAATGGCCTGGTGGCAGCCAACTACGACATTGAACTCATCGTCACTGCTGATTGGGTTCAGGCTCGCGCCAGTGAGCGAATAGCTCAACTCTTCTTGGACACCGCCAATTCTGGAACCCGAATCTATTATAACAACACTGGGTTCCAGCAGGTGGGAGGGTTGGTTTTTGCAACCCTGAAGATTGGGGAGATTATCGGGCACTTCAACCAAGAGACGAGCCAAATTAAAGTCCCAGATCTTTCTGCAGTATCTGCATCAGATAGGGCTGCTGGCATCTTGCGTATGGAGTTCGGTACGCAGTACTCTGGTAAAGTAAGGCAAGTGATCATTCAAGGAACCGTGTCGGCAGACTTTACGTCACTGACCTAAGAGGGAGGTAAATAGAAATGGCTAGAGGAGCATTAAAAACATACAACCTCGCTATGGTGAAAATTCTGCTTGGCGGAGTTCCTATGGACGGGTTTGGCGAGTCAGACGCTCTCAGCTTCGAGGCTAACTCGGACTTGTTTGAGTCGGCTGTCGGTGCTGATGGGGAAGTCACCAGAAGCGCAACCAACGATCGATCTGGCGTCATAACGCTGACTTTGATGTCAACATCAAAGGCCAACGATTGGCTAAACACATGGCTAAGTAAGTCCAAAACAGTCGAGCTGACTCTAGGTGCTGGAGACAAGTTTGAAATCTATGTTAAGGACTTGAATAGCTTGGATACGCTTATCGCTGCCGACGCCTATATTCAAAAGGAGCCTACTTCGACATACGGTCGAAATGCTGCTGAAAGAGAGTGGACTATATACGCTGCCAACGTATCTACTATCTTCGGTGGTTCATTAACATAAGGCATAACCACAAAGGGGTAAGACCATGCCAAGAAGAGAGCTCGTAAAGAGCATTGAAGATGATTACGGAAATAAGCACACCTATACCCTTCATCAGCATCCAGCAGATGATGGCTTTGAGCTTGTTACAACGATTTTGAAGATCGTTGGAAGCGTGGGCGGTGTTTTTATTGATGGCATCTCTGCAGAGGAAGGAGAAGAGGATCCAGATGTGAACGGGGAGAAAATAGGTTTGGCGTTTACTCGTCTTGCTGAAGAGATTGTTACTGCTGGTGGTACCAGCTTTTGCAAGAAGCTCCTTCGCTACACTACCAGAACAAATGACAGTGGAGGTGAAGACAAGGTTCACGAGCACTTCTCTATGATTTACCAGGGTAACTATGGTGAGTTGATTATGGCCGTTTGGTTTGCAGTGGACTCAAACTTCGGCCCTTCCTTACGCGCAAGGCTGGGGAGCGTCGACAACATATCGAACAAGATAGCCTCTCTGAACGTGCTCAACGCATAGCCAGAGATGCTACTTTCGATTGGGTCTTCTGGCGGCCCGTCAGACGTAGCCTTGCGCCGGGACTGATTGAAGTGACGCGCCAGTGGTCATTTCTGGATCTCATGCAAGCGCATGAGTTACTCGATGTCGAAGATGAGATCGAGGCTATGATGCAAAAGGACATGAAAAGAAAAATGTCCAAGACATGAGGACTGTTTGAGATGGCCGAAACCGTAGGAGAATTACAGATAATCTTACGCATGGTCGCTCAACAGAAGAGCTTCACCGATGCGAAGAAGGCTATAGCGGCAGTCAGCAAGATTGGCACCAGGGGTGGAGCCGCCATGAAGGGGCTTGCTACTGGTGCTCGTCAAGCCGCCTCTGGAATGCGGGGAGCTGCAAAGTCTACTCGCAACGCATCCTCATCCATGTCTAGGATGAGCCAGAAGACCACCTCCCTTACTCAAGAAATGAACAAAATGGGCAAGGCTTTGAACGGGATTGGCTTCTCGTTCAGGCGCCTCCTTTTGTATTACGGTGCCTACAAGGGTTTAAAGGGGATGGTTGAGACCATCAGCCAATTCCAGCAACTCAAGCAGCAGTTGATTACTGTTGAACAGAACGCCGGAAGAGCCGAAACGCAATGGAAGCGTTTGATGGAATTTGCGACCACCACTCCATTTACTTTGGATAAGGTGATTTCTGGTTTCATCAAGATGAGAAATGTTGGCATGAAGCCAACTGACGAGCAGATGACCGCTCTAGGTGACATGGCGGCAGGCTGGGGCGTTACATTCGATGAAATCGGCTTTGCTCTAGCCAGGGCTGCCGGTGGAGTTACAAGGCCCCTAAAGAAGTTCATACCCAGTATTAAGAAGCTGGCCAATGCTGATGCCTTCATGATCGAGGGCAAGAAGGTTGCCAACACCCCAGAGGCACTTTTGAATGCTGTGGCCAAGATAGGCCAGCAAAAGTTCGCTGGTGGTATGGAGCGTCAGCTAAACACGATTGGGGGTGCCTGGAGCCTTGTAACTGACAATCTTGCCAAGTTCTTTGCATTGGTAGGTGAGGCAGGTTTTGCAGATGCAATGGTGGAGTTCTCTACATCTCTCAGGTTGGCTATTGGAGACTCTAATGAGTGGGCCTCTTCTCTAGGTGCTTTACTTGGTGGAATGGTGCGTCTGGGTAACGCCATTTTCAAGTTCTTCGATAAGCATAAGTGGATAAGAAATGCTCTATTGATAGTTCTCGTCATGTCGGGACTCAAGGCGTTGATGAGGGCAATGATTGTCTTCACCATGGTTACCAAGATGCATATTGCCCAGCTTTTGCTAGAGGCTGCTGCACAAGGAAACCTTAATGCCATGTGGTATGTCGCCTCAGAAGCTCTCAAGCTGTACTGGGCCAACCTTACCAGGTTGGTGACCAGCATGTGGGGCTTGGTCAGGGTACAGGGTGCTGTGGCCCTGGGCTGGCTAAAGGCTATTTGGCCCATCGTTCTAGGCATTGCACTTGCTGTGGGCCTCTTGCTAGCCATGGAGGACTTTTATGCCTTCATGGATGGCAGGAACAGTGTGTTTGGCAGGATCTTCGAAAATGGGCCTGAGTGGCTGCAGTGGCTAGCCAAAGGTCTACTTTTAATAGTGGGATTTTTCGACGTTTTAACCGATCTCATGGCATTTTCCATGAGCGGCCTAATAATGCTAGGCCAGGGCATTGCTTGGTTAGTTGGCCTGCTGTTTACCAAGGCCGTCCAGGCCTACAAGTTTCTCAAGGGTTGGAGGGACAAGTTCCTTAAGGCAATGGCAGAGGGCTTTGTCTTGCTCTTCGATCCCATCATTTCATTCTTTGAGTTGTTTTTGCGTAGCGTTGCAAAGCTCGCCAAGATGATTTTTGATCAGGTTCCTGATTGGGCAAAGGACTTTATCGTAGAGGCCGGTTCTGCAGGAAAGAACTTTATGAAGGCAGCCTCCAATACGGGACAACGTATGAGTTCAGCAGCCAGTGGTGCAGCCGATTGGGTGGGAGATGCAATTGGAGGCATGTCCATGGGAAGCACTGGGAATGGCGCAATGCAAAGGGCGGCAAGCTATCAGGCTGGTCATGGTCCTATTCGCCAAAGGGCAAGATCTGCAGCCAATGCAGAAAGGTCTATGTTTGGGTATGCTAGCCCCACTGCCGAGGGTCAGGCAGGAGCATCTAGCATTACGGGCTCAACCCTGCCAAGCATTCCTGGCTATAGTATCTTTAACATTGCTATCAATGAGGCGGGAAGAAGCACAGAAGAGGTTGGAAGGGAACTTGGCAAAGAGATTAACCGCAACCTTGAGGGGAGGAAGCAGTAATGGCAGAGGTAACTCTATTTTCAGCTTCAAAGACTGGTGCCTCATTCTCTCCAGTAATTGAGCTAGGAACAGACAAGTTGGATGATTTTCCAGAGCCATTCATCAATCTCAAGTCGCCTGATCTTCACGAGGTATATAGCAAGTACTATATGCCCATTTGGAACTTTGATGCGACAACAAGTGAGTCTCATCAGCACACTGCAGAGGTAACCAATCATCCCGTTGAGAATGGTGTGGACATCACGGACCACATTCAGTTGAAGCCTTTCAAGCTGACTCTCACTGGCATTGTGACCAACACCCCTCTTGCTCCAGGCATTAACTCAAGTGCCACTCGCATCCGAGAGCTTTATGATGATCTTATTAACCTCTTTGAGTCAAAGCAGCTTCTCAGTGTTGTGACGGGCCTTCGCCGCTACACCAACATGGTGATCACCAGCGTAACCGTTCCAAGGCAAGCTCCCAATAGGCAGCACATCATCCCCAGTGTTAGCATGGTTCAGATCAACACTGTGGAACAATCCTTCGTTGCACTGGAGAGCTTGGGCATTCCTAAGAAGGCCAAGCCCAAGGTGGATAAGACTGCAGAAAAAACCACCAAAGACCCCAACTCAAAAGAAGTAAGACACTACAACCCCGCCCTTCAATC